TGAGTAGTCGCTAAAGATCTTAGTGACTGGATAACTTCTTGGTCAATCTCAGCAGTAATTTCTTGTGCTAACGCCGCCATGATTTCTGCTTCTACATCGATACCTTGTTGTGATTGAGCATCTTGTGCCGCTTCAAAAGTCCAACGAGCTGATAATCTTCTAGTTTGAGCTTCTACTGTTTGACGTAGAATTTCAATAGAAAGAGTATTACCTGGAACACCTTCTAAGTATCCACTTGCTGTTGTACCTGCCGCTTTAACACCTGCCGCACTTTCAGTACCTGAATAACCAGCCGCTATGTCCTTTGGACCTAACGCTTCGTCACCAGCACCTAAGTTTGTACCGTCATTTGTTGTTGCTTGGATAGCCGCACCATTTGCCGGGTTAATAGTGTTTGCAGAGTTGTACTTAACTCTTAAAGTGTGAATTTGAGCAATTGGACCTTGCATAGGCTGTACACCAACAATTTCGTTTGCGATAACTGTAGGCATTACACGTCTAATTACGGGTAAAATTACTTTGTTTAATTGTGCTACTCCACCTGCCGCTGTTGCGCCACTAGTTGCCGCTTCTGTTAAGTGGCGTTTAGTGTTTTCCAGGATAGTAGACATTGTCTTGCGACGAGTACCTTGTAAACCATCTAAAAGGGCTTCTTTAGTATTGTCCCAACGACCTTCTGCTAAAATATCAGACATTTTTTTAGTCTCCTAATTATATATTTTTAGTTTAGTCCCGCTAGACGCTTAATTTCAATGATATTGCCCTCATCTTCTGCGTTTACGGATTCTTTTTTATTACCAGTTACTTCTTTTGACTCCATTATAGCAGACTTTTTACTGTCTACTTTAACTTCGTTTTTAAGAACTGCTGGCAAATACTTGTTAAATGTTGCATCAAGTTTATCAGTAATCACGTTTTCAAGTAAATCTTGCATAACTGTTTTCTGATCTTTGCTTAATGGTCCCATCATTTCGTTTAATTTTTGATCACGGACAATGCGATCGTTGATTTTACGAATTTCTGCTTCTTTGCTTTCAACTAAAGTTGATTTCGTTTCTGCGTCTTTTTTCGATTCATCAAGTTGTTTTTTAACTTCTGCTACTGTATTTTGCAACTCTTTAATCTCTGAATTTTCATTCAAATGTGATGTTGCAAACTCACCAGCAAATGTTTCGAACAATTTGCGACCGAAGTTATTTTGACGTGCAGTCTCAATATCTTCTTTAAGTTGAGTCAACTCGTTGTTAAGATTCTTAACGACTGAATCCTTCACTAATTTGCTTGAACGTTCAACAAAAGTCTCTTTAAGTTTTGAAAGTTGTTTCTTGCCTTCTGCAACAAGTTTAACTCTAGTTTCAACAACCGCTTCCTTATCTTTATGGAATTCTGCGATCTCTTCTGCAAGAGCTTTTACAACAAACTTTTGTAACTTATCAAGAGTTTCTGCTTGAACTTTACGATCTTCATTCAGTTCGCTTAATTCAGCACCTAATTTAGATAACATAAAGTTTTTAACTTTATCAGTGTTTTCATTCATTTTTACATTGAATTTAACTCTGTCTTCCTCTAGTGCTTTGCGTTCTTCTGCAATCTTCTCAAGTTCTTTAGTTAAGTTTTCATTCACCATTTTGTCAAGACTCTCAACCATAGTGGTTTTATCATGCTCATAACGACGTGAAAATTCATCACGTAACTCACCGCGGATCTCTTCCCTAGTTTCATTTAACTTGGTTTCCCAAGCCTCTTGAATTTCAGTCTTAGTTTCCTCGTTGACTATACCGCTATCTAGCAATGGTTTGAGTGCGTCAAACATTTTGGTCAACTCCTTAATTTAAGTTCATTGATAAGGTTTACCACCTCATCTTTTAAAAATTTTTGCACACGAGTATCTTCTTTAGCCTCTGCCGCTATTCCCAAAACCTTATGACCATGTTTCATGTTCAATAAGCCTTCGTAAATTGCAGTTGGGTAGGCATTAGGGGCACTCGGCTGTGCGACTACGTCTACTGTGACGATCTCGAATCCGCTAACCTCTCCGGTTGCATCATTGACTTCGCCGCTTCCGCGACTTGAAACTCCCAATTTGACACCGCTTTCTAGCATTGTTCGTACCAGTTGACCCATC